ATTATCTTTATCGTTCTACAATATCAGTATATCATACATCAAGTATAATGTCAAGTATTACTTCAATATATTTTATATGTTAGTACGCTGTATGTGTTACTGCATAACGATTACAAGTTGCCGCTAATAATGTTAGTAATATATATTATATAGTTAGTACGTTTATTTATGTTAGTAACACGCATATATGTTAGTACCCATACAACCCCCCACGCTACCCCCTATATATATCTATACATCACTTGTGCAACTAAATTTTTTAAAATTTTTACTATACATGCATACATGTTACTAACACACTTGTTATCATAAATTCAATCAATCTAACTTGCGTACTTGACAAGTTCACTCACATTATATATACTATACATAGAAAGCAGTAATCATAAGTTCAATTATTTATATTACAAGAAAATTGAATTTATGATTGACATTATGAAAGGAGGAAATTATGTCAGTATCAAGATTACAAGTAACTTATATAAATTCAGACCATACAATGGAAAAGGAACTAGATAAAAGTATTTTAGAATTTTTTAACAAGCTCGACTTTATATGTATCAACCGAGACTATAACTTTTTAGATTTTAAAAGGACTCTAGATTTTGAGAAGCATACTAAAGATGTAGGGAAGAAATATACAACTCAGTATCATCTTAAACCTATGTATGTAGGGGAGGGAATAGATGAAAGTAGTAGTAATTAAAAAACTTAACTCCCGTCATCGTCAAGTCATGCGTGCTATCCTTGCAGGGCGTACACGTCAATTCATTACTAATGAAACAGGAATATCGGAGTCGCAATACGAGCGTATCATCCGCTCTCCAATCTTCATAGGAGAAATGGGACGCATGCAAGATGATATTCGTCAGGAAGCCATTCGCATAATCGCAGCGAAGGAAGCAGACCCAGTGTCGCAAGTATTGAAAGCAGGGGAACTTCCAGCAGCTAAAAAGTTAGTAGGTTTAGTTGATTCTAAAGATGAAAAAATTTCCCAAACATCGGCGATAGAACTATTAAACATAGGTGGGCGTATGCCTAAAGCAGGACCTGGAATAGATAATCGTAGTCTGACATTTAATCTTGAAGGTAAGGATGCTGAGAATATAGCAAGAGCATTGGAGGATACCTCTGGTGATAACAAACGAGCAGATAAGCAACATGAAGAGGCATGCTCTAAATAATTTTTATTTCTTCTCTCTCGGAATACTTGGATATGATTATATAGAGAAGGAAGTACATCGACCAATATGTGACTTCTTGTCTGATGAAACAAAGAAGGATAAGATGTTACTTCTTCCTCGTGGGTTTCTTAAATCAACCTTAACATCTGTAGCACTACCTCTTTGGATAGCTATGAGAGACCCTAACTTACGATATCTAATCGTATGTAATAGTATGACTAATGCAGCGAATCACTTGCGTAAGATTAGGAGTCAACTTGAACGTAATGTATTATTAAATGTTCTCTTTCCAGAACGTATGCCAAAGAATAAGAGGGATAGGTCGACTGAGTTCTCTGTCACCATTCCTCGTACACAGATAGGACTGGGAGAAGGAACATTTGAAGCTGCAGGTATAGGAACTAATCTCCCATCTCGGCATTATGACAGGATAGGAGAAGATGATATTGTTACTGCAACAAAGGATGACGTATCAGATAGGGAGATAGCGCCGTCACAGGATGAGATAAATAAAGCCATTGGTTGGCATAGACTTGTACCATCTCTCTACGATTCGATTGAAGGTGGATACCTGTACCATACTGCAACTAGATGGTGTGCTAATGACCCGGTAGACCACATACGGAAGAATGAACCGTTCTGGTCTATCTATGAACAGAACATTTACAAACAAATTGAAGGTAAGATGGTAGATGAAGGAGTACCAATCTATCCTTCTCGCTTCGGACCAAAGGCTATAGAGAAGTTAAAGATTATACAGGGTCCTTACATCTTCTCTACACAGTACTTACTAAAACCTGTACCGCTTGAGTTAATGATATTCAAGCCTGGGTATATACACTACTGTGATGTTATACCTAACATACGAGGTAAGTTCTTTGCATACATAGACCCAGCAACATCAGAGAAGAAACGTGCATGCCATACAGCAATCATCGTTATATTCTGTGGAGAGGATAAGCGGATATATGTCACCGAGGTAATACGAAAGATAGGTATGTCACTTTCTGAAAGTGTAAAGCACCTCTTCCGTATTGCTAAAGAGTATAAGACTCAGAGCATAGGTATTGAAATCGTAGGGTATCAGGGACAACTAGAAAGAACAGTTAGGGAACAGATGACCGAGACTGGGGAATACTTTAATGTTGTTGGAGATAATCCTAAACATGGACAATCTAAAGCAGCAAGGATAGAGAGCATGCAACCTAGGTTTGCTAATGGTCAAATCTTTATCAAGCATGCACATAAAGGATTGGAAGCTGACTTACTGGAGTATCAAGGGATAGAGAAAAGTAAATTCGTAGATACACTAGATGCACTAGCAGGAGCTATCAATCTCTCCTCTTTCCCAGTGTATGAACAAGAGCCACAGTTGATTAAGACAGGAGTTACTTTGGAAAGTATACTAGATGAACTTCGTGGTGTATATCATGCAACAACTAAAAGGGGTTACGGACTCTAGTTGTAACTTCAATTAATGAATTTATAAGATAAGGGAGGAACTTAAATGGATGTTAAAATGGATGACAGTGGTCAACTTGCTGCTAATGGTCAGATAACCACAGTTAGAAGTTACTATAAAGGATGTATCTTAATGAACGCAGCGGCTACATTATCTAACGTAACAATACATAATTGTGCTGCCGCCGGTACACCATCAGCTGCTAATATGGTCGCTGAGTTAGGTCTGCCTGCAGTAGATGGAGATTGTATAGTAGATAATCCTACAGGTGTAATAGAATGTCCTGATGGAATAAGAGCAGTCTTGGTTGAAGGTACAGTCAAGTACCATGTAAGATATTCGATATTGCCAGGATAGGAGGATATTATGAGTGGATTTTTAAAAGGTATCTTAGTAGCAGTGGTTGCTGGAGTAGTAGTTTATTTCGGAATACTATTCTACTTCATGACTGTGTAAGATTTGAAGTAGCTAGGGAAGTCACTATATAGCGGGTTGGTCGGATGGCTTGCCTCTACGTGCTGTATGGTAGGGTCGTCATTAACGTGATGACAGCGTAATGGTGGGGACTACGCAATCAAAGGTTCCGCCTTGTTGATAAGAAATCAGGGACTTCTTCCAAATACTGTCTTACCGTAGAACTAATCGAAGGATAGACAGGGCGGTCATCTCTACGATTAGGAGAATACTATGTTTAAGTTTTTAAGTAAGAAAATAAAATCTTGGTTGTGGGAACATGTACTAAAACCATTCCTACAGTTATTCTCTCCATACAAAGATTAGTCATACCTGGGGGGTGGGGGGAAGGACAGCCAGGGTCTGGTGGGCGAGATATGCCAATAACCATTATATGTTAAGTGAGGAAGGGTTTCCCAGAAGACAGCCAGAGTAGGGAGACGTATGGAGATAGAAAAACTTTGGATAGTATGGATTGTACCCGTAACTATTATGTTTATAATTAAATCTACATTTATTATTTTGAGAGGATGGTTTAATTGTGCCATTAAAAGAAGGTTCTTCTAAAGATGTAATTAGTACTAACATAGAACATTGCATGAGTAAGTGGAAAGAAACTGGCAAGGTTAGTGGTAAGTCCGTAGGTAAAGATAAAGCTATGAAAATGTGTGCGGCTATGGCTTATGATAGTGCTAAAGGTAGCGCAGATAGTGATGCATTAAGTAATGCTATAAAAAAGAGGAGAAAATAAATGCCAGAATTGAAAGACTCTGAACTCCTGCAAAAGTGGAAAGATAGACTAAGGAGTGGTATCAAGTATCAGTTTAAGTATGGTAAACCTGCATCTTGGGAGATGTATGAAAAAAGGTTAAGGTGTGATTGGGATGATAAGGGAGATATAATTCCTGTTAATCTTATCCATGCTTTTGGTAAGGCTATCATACCTAAGGTGTATGCTCGTAATCCTCGTGTAACTCTACGACCTAACAATCCACAGATACCATATGTAAAACTTAAAGCAGCAGAGACTACCGTGAATTGGTACATACGGAAACTTAGTACTAAGCAAGAAATGAAAAAGATGGTTGCTGATAACTATTCCAACGGTGTTGGTATTTGCTTCTTTGGATATGATGGGCAGTATGGATATAAGCCTGACCATGCTTCTCCTTTACTTGAAGGTTCTGGAACTACTGATAGATTTGCTTCTGATATGAATTATATAGAGTATAATAAGAACATATTTCCAGGTGCTCCTTGGATGCTTAGAGAAAGACCTTTAGATACTATTGTACCTTATGGTGCTGTTTCATTATCTACGACACCCTGGATAGCACATAGGTCTATTAGGTTAGTAAGTGATGTTAAGTTAGATGAGAGGTACTTGCCTAATAGAAATCAGATAAAGGCTAATAGGCAGGTTGAGACTGAGGGAGCTTATAGCGACCCTATATATAGAGAGATGATGGAAGAAGAGGAGTATGTAGAGATATGGGAGATTAGAGATTATAGGACTAGGAAAATATATACGTTATCTTTTGACCATCCTAAGTTTTTAGTTAATGAAGTGGATGAGCTACAGTTTAATGACTTACCTGCAGCTGAGATGATATTTAATCAAGACTCTACAAGCTTCTGGGGTATACCAGATACAAGGATTATAATGCCTCAACAGGATGAGATGAATGAAATTCGTACGCAGGCACGGGCTCATAGGGCGGCAGCTACTATCAAGGCACTGACTACTGTAGGTGCTTTAACTCCAGAAGCTAAAAAGAAGTTTCTAAGTGGAGAAGTTATGCCTATTGTAGAAACAACTGTAGATGATGTAAGGAAAGCAGTCATGCTTCTGCAACCTCATGTACCTATGGACTTTGGTATCTTATCCACACAAGTGTTACAGGATGTAAGGGAGATGCTTGGTATAGGACAGAACCAGCAGTCTCAATTTACTAGTGGTAGGAAGACAGCTACAGAAGCGTCTATAGTTCAGGCAGCTTCAGAACTACGTATAGATGAGAGAAGGGATGTTGCTTCAGACTTACTAGTTATAATAGCTAGGAAGATATTGCAAATGGTATCTACCTTTCAAGCTACTAGTGAAGGAGTAATTCCAATCCTATCCCCCACTGGAGTGACTAAGTGGGCATCTTATCAAGCTAGAGATTTGATAGATGACTATGATTATGTGATAAATCCTGACGAGTGCCTACCTTATAACTTACAAGTTAGAAAACAGAATGCTCAGGAATTATATGCTATAGGTAGGCAGGACCCACTGTTTAATCCTTTAGAACTTGCTACATTCCTATTAGAACAGTATCCTGAAGCTAATCCTGATAGGCTATTAAATCAACCTGGTTGGGGGAATAATCAGGAACAGGCTATGCCTGGGAATGCTCTAGGACAGCAAATACAAAGTGAAATGAAATGGAGGAGTAATGCCAACGTATAGAGTTACATGTAAAATGTGTGGTAATATGTTTGATGAATCAGCTAAGATTGATGATAGAAATAAGATAACATGTTTTAAGTGCGGAGGTGGTACAAGTATAAGACTAGTTAGTGTAGCACTTCGGACTACTATGTATGGAAGAGAGAACAAACCTTTGGTGCTGGAGCATATGACTGAAGTTGGTGAACCGAACGTAGAAGTAACTACCAAGCAACAGTTAAAAGAGGCATGCAAGGAACATAATTGCATATCTCCGATATTAGATTAAATAAGAAAGGAGGGAGGAACTATGGAAGAGGATAGGAAGTCAACTGGGATTAAGGCAGTGGATGAGGAGATAGATAGATTGGACGACTTAATTCTTGGACCTAAAGTAGTAGACAAGCCTATAATTATTAATAGTCCTGTGTTAACTAAAGATGAGCAGGCAATATTTGATGGTACACCAGGTGTGATAACTGGTGCTACGCCTGAGTCTACTAAGCTTAAGAAGAAAATGCTTACGAAGAAGATAAAGGAAGATAAAGTGCCTGAACATATTAGGAAAGTAAGTATTACAATAAATGACAAGAAACCTAATGACCCTATATCAGTTATCTTTGCAGGTGACTGGTCGGGAAGCGATTTGAATTTAGCTGGAAAGCATTTGATACTAGAATATAATTTGTTCGTGAGAAATAGAGCGATTAGAAAATAAGGAGGATTAAGTGATGTTACCTGAAGATGAGGTAGTTATTATTGATGAGACTGCAGGAGGGGGACCTGTTGCAGGTGAAATTGAAAAAGAAGAGGATGAGAGTAAAAAAGTAGACGATGCTACTAAAGAAGCAGAAGAACTGTTAAAGAAGGAAAAAGAAGAAGCGAAAGAAAGAATGAATCGGCTTGAGACAAGTAATAAGAGACTCATGGAGATATTTACATCTCCTGATTTTTTCGCCAAGTTAGGTAAGTCTATGAAACAAGAACCTATAAAGGTTGTACCTACTGTGGAATCTATACAAGCAGAGAAGCAGATACTTGAGGATATGGATAGGCAACAGTTTTTAGCTCATACATTATCTCAAGTAGGTAAGGCTGTTGCTGCTGGTATTAAACCTGAGGTAGATAAGTTATCTACTCAAATGTCTACGTTTATATCTAGTCAGGCAGAAACTAATGCAGGTGGTGTGGTTAAGGAATTTATAGGTAGAGTAGGGAAAGCTGAGTTTGATAAGTATGGAGCTGCTATGGAAGCTAAGGCTAATGCGACTAGAGGAAATAGTATGGATGATTTATATACACTTGTATCTGGAAAGAAAGCTCCTCAATATGCCCCTAGTGTAATCCCTAATAAGACTATGAAACCTGGTGAAGGATTAAAAGAGTTGACAGAACAAAAAGACTTACCTTTAGATGAAGCTGGTTCAAGAAACTTCGACCATATCTTTGGCAAATACAAAAAATAAGAGGTGAGTATCGTGGCTTGGAGTATATCCAATTCAGCGTTAACTCAAGATTTAGATGACCTATATACAACTACTTGGAGAGACCATAGGAAAGAAGCTATAGACCAGGTATTCGTGGAAACACCATTGTGGTTCTGGTTCTATAAAGCTAAGAAGGCTGTTATTTATATTCCTGGTGGTAAGTTTATAGTAAGACCTTTACTGTATGGAAGAAATAGTACATTTAAGATGATGCATAAAGGTGGAACTATCGACTTGTCAAGAGATGAGAAGGCTACTGACGCTATATACAAATGGGCGTATGCAGCAATCTCTCTCGTGAGATACTGGCAGGAAGACTTGCAGAATAGAGGCAAGTATCAAATTCTTAACCAAATGAATATAGAGATGGAGACTGCTAAGAGTGAATGTAACGACCAGTTAGAG